GGGTAAGGGACACGGCAATAAGTGGCGAGGCATTCTCTTCCGGCGCGAGTACAAGGAACTCGACGACGTCGTCAAGAAGATCGAGGAGTGGTTCCCTCAGATATGGCCGGGCTTTCGGTTCCTCAAGTCCAAGGCCGAGTATATGGCTGTATGGCCGAGCGGTGAGACGCTGCTACTGCGCGCCGGTGAGGACGAGGAGGTTTACAAGACATTTCACGGTCACGAGTATCCATGGATAGGCTTCGAGGAGCTGACCCAGTGGGAGGACGCCGGGCTGTTTATGAAGATGCAATCCTGTTGCCGTTCGACGACGCCGGGTATGCCTTGCCGGGTAAGGTCGACCACTAATCCATTTGGTCCCGGCCACAACTGGGTTAAGAAGCGGTACGGTCTGCCGAAGCAGCGAGGCAAGGTATTACAGCCTCCCGGTGAGATGCCAAGGGTGGCTGTGCACGGCACTATGTCAGAGAACTTCCTGCTGACCCACGCCGATCCGATGTATATTATAAAATTGAAGAACGCGGCACGAAGCGCGGCGGAGGCCAAGGCTTGGATCGACGGTGACTGGGACGTGACTGCAGGCGGTATGTTCGATGACCTGTGGCGTACAGACATACATGTGCTTGATGACTTTCCGATAGGGCTCGTGCCCAGAGGCTGGACGCTGACACGCGCATATGACCACGGTCAGTCACATCCGTTTGCGGTTGGTTGGTGGCTCGAGTCGAACGGGGAGCCGATGAGACTTCCGGACGGTAAGCTAGTCGGACGCGTACGAGGTGACCTGATCCTGTGGAGGGAATGGTACGGCACGACCGGTGAGCCCAACGAGGGCGTGAGAATGCCGTCTTCGAGAATTGCCGAGGGCATCGTCGACAGGCAGAATGACTGGGGTGTTGCTGGGCGTGTACTGCCGGGACCCGCAGATACAGAGATTTATAACGCGCTCAGCGACCGGGATGGTCGGTGCCCCGCCGACGATATGGAGGATAAGGGCGTATATTGGGAGCGTGCAGACAAGTCGCGCGGGTCGAGAAAGCGCGGCTGGGAACTGATGCGAGCACTTCTCAAAGGTGCGATACCTTCCGCGGACGGCCTGCGAGAGGAGGCGGGTCTCTTCGTGTGCGTGGGATGCGCGCACTGGATTGAGCTGATACCGCCGATGCCGAGGAACAAGCGCGACCCGGACGATATACCGGACAAGTACGAGGATCACCTCGGTGATATGACGAGATACAGAATAACATGGACAGTGTCGGGTATGTTCCGACGCGATTTTTAGGAGACAGACGATGGTAGCACAAGCTACACTTAGAAGCCCTCATCCCGACGACGCTACGAGGGCAGCCCGACTAGCGTGGAATCTCATGCTCGACATGGCGAAGTATGGTAATCTACGCGACGTACACATAGTGAAGATAGGGCAGATCATGTCCGAGATGAACGCAAACGGGCTGTTCGACAAGCAAGGCACTGTCCTCAAGGGACCTATACCCGGAGACATTGAAGGGCATATTTATCAACATATCGGTTTTGAAGAATTAGCAAAGTGGGAGTCAGGCAGCTCAGAGGCTCCGCTTCCGAAGCCCGACACTACCGACGTGATCACTCTGACAAAGCTGGCCGCCGAGGGTAAGTTCTTCAGCGTACACCACTTACTACCCGAAGACGTAATCGGCCTCGACGTCAAGTTTCTGCTCGACGGCGAACCTGTTGATAGTGCGTTCGTGACCGAGGCGTATTGTCCCGGAGACGAGACAGGTTGGATCGTGAGTTATGTGGAAGGTAAGTATGTTGCGACCGAGCTTCGGCGAGGTAACTGTACTGCCGAGGTCACACGCCCTGATATTGAAGAGTAGTAATTGAACTAACACTAGCGCATCACGATACGGCGTGGTACGTTGTTGTTGATCAAACAGACGAGACAGACCTTATGGTAAAGAAGAAAGACTCCAACGATCCTTCGAACGTCAGCATCGCCTATGAGATTATGCTGCCTAAATGGAAGATGATCGACTCACTGCTCGGAGGCACCTCGACCATGCGTATAGCAGGCGAGGAGTTTCTGCCGAGACATTCCGCTGAATCAGGTACGAACTATGGAGAGCGTCTGGAGTCGACGACTCTGTTTAACATGATGGAGCTGACACTCGAGACGCTGGTCGGCAAGCCGTTCAGCAATCCCATAAAACTGCGTGATGACGTGCCTTCGGAGATAGCGGCGTTTGCGGACGACGTGGATTTGCAGGGCAACGATATCACGACCTTCTCACGTAATGTATTTCGCGAGTCGATCGCCAAAGCTTTCTCACACGTAATCGTCGATTTTCCGATGATTACCGAAGAGGAGCGCGCCTTGCGTACGCTCGAAGATGACCGTCAGGAGAACAGGCGCCCCTACTGGGTATTCGTCAAGCCTGAGAATGTAATATTCGCCTCCGCCACATTCGAACACGGACGTGAGGTGCTCGAGCACGTCAGAATTGCTGAAGACATAATCGTCCGCGTGGGTTTCACCGAGGAGGTGCGAGAGCGCATACGCGTACTTGAACCCGGTCGGTTCGAGCTCTGGGAGCTTCAACAAATAGGCAGGAGACAGAAGCGTCAATGGATAAAGATTGAGGAGGGTATCACAGACCTTCCGTTCATCCCGCTGTTGACATTCTATGCGAATCGTGATGATCTGATGCTTGGCAAGCCACCTCTCGAGGACTTGGCATTCCTCAATGTCAGGCATTGGCAGTCAACGTCTGACCAGATCAACGTGCTGACAGTCGCGCGTTTCCCCATGCTGGCAGTGGCAGGCGCCACTGATCAGACAGGTAACACGATGGCGATCGGTCCTCGTCAGTTGCTGGGCACCAAGGACCCACAGGGTCGTTTCTACTACGTGGAGCACACAGGTAAGGCCATCGAAGCAGGTCGACAGGACCTGCTTGATCTGGAACAGATGATGGCCAGCTACGGTGCCGAATTTCTGAAGCGTAGGCCGGGCAATACCTCTGCGACGGCAAGGGCTCTCGACTCGGCAGAAGCCATGAGTTTTCTGCAGGATGTGACGGTACGTTTTCAAGATTTCATGAGTCAGTTGCTCGACGTTACCGCGGCATGGCTCGGTATGGATGATGGGGGCACTGTTGATATGATTACTGATTTTGGTGGAAGCGGAGCGACGGCTGAACGACTGACTACGCTGCTGACTGCGCGCTACGGCGACAATAAGAGACCGGGCGATCTCTCGCGCGAAGATTTCTTACTGCAGCTCAAGGAGCTCCAGATACTGAGTGATGATTTTGACCCGCGGGTGAACCTCGCGCGTTTAATGATGGAGGCCGCAAGTGTGGGCTTCGATACCAACCTGATTGACCCTGACGATGTCAACAGAACAACCAACGAGAAGGATGATGACGATGGCAACGAAGGAAGTGACGAAGAATAGACTACCAGATACGATAGACATCGGGTATGCGCCGATATCTATTGCTCAAGTTGACTCTGATCAGTTAGAGGGGTTAACAGGTTGCTCAATGGGCGCGTATTCCGCACTGCGTCGGAGAATAGCAATCGTCACGGGATACGGCGGTTTAGAGGATGCTAATACATTAACACACGAGTTGAATCACGCGATCTATCAAGAGGCAAGTTTAGAGGAGGGTGATTCCGAGGAGCGAATCGTAGGTATCATGACCGACGGTATGATCGAGGCTATGCGGCGCAACCCGGAGCTTTTCGATTGGATCAAGGATCAGATACATGGCAGCTAAAAAATCATCATACAAAATAGTCGGCCGGCGCAAGAGCAGTAAGAAGCCCGGCAGAAAGCGTTAAACATGGCAGCAACACATCCAAAAATTGTCCTCAGTAGAAAGAAACAAAAAGCGTTTCTGAGCGTGCTCAGCCGCACCGGTAAGATAGGCGTCGCAGCTGAGGCCGCGGGATACACCAACACGCGATTCGTGCGTAAGCTGCGCAACAGGGACGCGGAGTTTGCAAAAAAGTGGGACGATGCTGTAGATGCCGCGGGCGATATTCTTGAGGACGAGGCTATCCGTCGTGCGGTGGACGGTGTTGAGAAGGCCGTCTATTTTCAGGGTAAAATAGTCGGATACGAGAGTCACTACAGTGACCAGATGCTGATGTTCCTGCTCAAGGGTAACAGGCCGGACAAGTTTGCGAGCAGGAGTCAGATCGACGCGACCCTTAGCGCAAACATCGGTGTGGCACTACTGCCTATGACGGCGCCCGCGATGGAGGACTGGCAGCGTGCAGCGCTCGACGTTCACGACGCACAACGATTGGACAAGATTGTCGACGGTGAGTTCGTCGAGGTCGACGTCAAGGCGGAGCCAACAAAGCCCTCACAGATTGGGAGGGGATCATGATGCCGAAGCTGAAGGTTAAATCAGCTTGGCGTGAAAGCCTGCTGCGCAACCTGCGTAATGGTAGGTCGTTGACAGTGGCATCTCGTATGCTCAACATAGGAGCATCCAAAATTACGCAGGAACGGCGCCGTGATAAGAATTTCGATACTGAGATGACAGAGCTCGGACATCCACGCACCACCATGCTCATGTAAGGAGTGTACATCATGCTGACACCTAATAGGGGTGAGGACAAGAAGACTTTTATCGATCGATATATGATTGATAAAGAGGCTATTGATGATTTTCCGAATGAGGAGCAAAGGTTCGTGTTATGCAACAATATATTTGAGCAAGATCGTAAGAAACAGCGTCGTAACAAGCGTCGCAGACGCAGGAGAGGTGTTATACGTGCTTGACACTCGCATGAAACTGGATAATGTCTAACTACAGACCACCGTGATGGTGGTAAGAAGGTTCAGAGTGATTCTGAATCAAATACAGGAGTAAATGACGATGTTCGACTTTGAGAAGAACAAGTTTGTCGATAGTCTCGACGCCGTACCAGAAAAGTATCGCCCGCTGTATGCCGAGATCACAGACGGTGACGACTCGGGTAAGTTTGGTGTTGCTGAGCAGTTTACTGGTATCGTGAGCGACTACACGGGAACCAACAAGGCTTTGTCTACGGCACGAGCTGATAAGAAGACAGCAAGTGACGAATCGGCAAAGCGCCGTGTCGCACTGAGGGCCTACGATGAAATTTTTGATATGCTTGACCTTGACGAAGAAAGCCGAAGTGCTGACTCGCTGAAGGAAAAGATTAACGAGTTCGTGGACGGCGCCAAGAATGGTAAGGAGCTGAAGATTAACCTCGACAAGATGAAGGCTGAGATGTCTAAGAAGCACTCAGGCGAACTTAGTGATAAGGACAAGGTGATCAGTGAGATTACTGGGGCGCTATCCGATCATCTGATCGGTGATGTCGCGACTCGTGAACTGACCAACCAGAAGGGCGCGGTCGACCTTCTCATGCCGCACGTGCGAAGTCATGCCAGTGTTGTCAAGACTGACTCCGGTAAGTACCGCGTAAACGTGATTGATGGCGAGGGGGAAGTGCGATTCAATGGAGCCGGCGAAACTATGGGTATCAGTGACCTTGTCGCCGAGATGAAGTCTGATGAACGTTTTTCACGCGCGTTCGAGAGTGAGACACCTGGAGGTAGCGGGTCCAAGCAGAGTAGCTTGAATCGGTCGACCTCGCAGCGTACATCGCTTCAGAACGGTGATAGGTCCTCTCACGATAAGATTTCCTCAGGACTGAAGAATAAGAATCGGCAGTAGGACTTGACAAGTACATATACTTGCGTACTTATGTTAGGTAGAGTATATTTGGTGCAATCGATCAAGGCAGCCGGGTGTTGCTTTGACAGGTTGTGAGGAATAACAGGCCCTCCGAAGGGTGATCCTACGGGGCCGATCAGTAAGTCGACGTGAGTCGCCGCCTCTGAACCGGTTACGAAAGAACACTTTTTTCAACTCGCGCCACAAGTGCGCGATAGTGAGACCGAAGGAGGGTCTAAAATTATGGCAAGTGTAACTCTGGTCGAATCGGCCAAGCTCGCGCAGGATGAACTGATCGCGGGTGTTATCGAAAATGTAATCACCGTGAACCGCATGTTTGAAGTGCTGCCTTTTGATGGTATCAATGGTAACGCGCTCTCGTACAATCGTGAGAATGTTCTCGGCGATGTCCAGAACACCGGCGTAGGTGACACGATCACGGCCAAGGCCGCGGCGACGTTTACTAATA